TTGGGAGTTCTCCCCGTGCCTCACGACTTCTTATTTAAGCAAATAGCTTAGTTATGCACATTTAATTTAAATAAGAAGTCGTGAGGCACGGGGAGAACTCCCAAAAGTTACTCTTCGCTGTCATCCGCTTCGCACATAGGTGGGTAACCGGACTCAGTCTGGAGCCATCACCTTGATCCACAGCCAGTAGGTTGAGGCCACGTCCTTACTGGTGATCATTGCCTAGGCAGCACTCCGCCACTCCATAAACCATGTTGTGCCAGTGCCGCTACAGCATCCCCGTGGTAACCATCGCCGGGCGCGTGACATGCCTTGCATGCTCACAGCCTAGGCGCCCCAAACCCACACCCTGTGAGGATCGCGCAAAGTACGGGCCAATGACCCAGTACATCTCTCCGGAGCTGTATGGGATCTACGGCAAGCTTGCAAAGAACAACTGCCAACTGGAGTTCATCTCCATTCTTTGCAACGCTCGCCGTCTTTGGAACGACATGATTGTGTCCAGCGCGATGATACGTCTCCTCGCTGAGCAAAACGGGATGGATCGTAACCTGTGGGAGCAGTTTACCCTAACCGTCCCTGAGCTTGGTTGGGTCGAGATTGCTGGACCAACCAGCGGTGCTTACGGATACATGAGTTACACTCATGTAAGCACTGACTACTTTGAAGGAGCCCGCTTTGCGTGTGTGTGGAGAAATGAGCAGCGTTGTCAGGGTCGCTTCACCCGCTTCCCTAATGTCAACCCTGCAGGCAAGTTAGTCATGTTGGGCACCAACACGATTACCTTTACAGCTGATTCCGCCGTGTGGACACCTGGGGTGACCCCTGGGACTTCACTGGTTGAGACTGCTGACCTTGAGTTTGCGACGGCTGTCGTGAATACCATGCCGCGAGACTATGTGGCCATGCGCTCCTGGATCTCTGACAAGCCCACCGGGTATGGGTTCAATGACCCTTCCACTGGATGGTTGAAGTTTGAGAACGGGACGTGTTGGACCGCACTGTTTCAGGATGGTCATCGCGAGCTGCTTGTTGCCAGACAGATGGGTTACCAGCTTCCCTATGGAGTTCAAGGACGTTACCTTGCGAGGCGTCTGCAGTGCAGTGGACTGAAGCTTGTAAGGAAGTCTGATGGAGTCTATCATGCATACACCTTCCACCAAGGTGGTTGGTTGGGCCATATCGGCTATTCCTCCGAGCCGATACCCGAGGGTTGTCATGTCATCGCAACCTTCGACGTTGTGCCATACAACGAATATAGTCCTCATCCCCTCTATAAACTGCCTGGCAAGGTGTGGTTTGGAGGACAAGCCCATAGCGCGCCGCTGGAGCCACTTCAAGAGCGCGACAGGCACATGCCTGGATTCTGTTGGGCTTTGCTCTTCAACAACCGCACCTGGCAAGAAGAAGTGAGGATGGCCGTGGGCGCTGGCATCCAACAAAACGACGGTGTACCTGGCCCCTATTTGATGCACCGTTTGGCCGCCCATGGCCTTGGATTGAAGGAGTGCGATTATGGCAAATTCTTCATCTTCGAGGATCCACCCTCCGGAGTGAAGCACATCGCACTAACACCTTTTGGTCAGTCTGGCGTCTACTTAGGTAGATACAACGTGATCCCAGGCCCTACACAGGTTTGGATCACCGGACTGGTTGGGAAACGCAAGGGTCGGAGACGATCCCGCGCATCATCTTCCTCTGAGTCAGAGTCTGATTCTGAACAGCCTAAACCAAAAATCACTTTCGGAGCTCCCTGTGAGGAGGCGACTGAGGTCGTCGTTGTGTCCGATGCAGTGCCAGGCGAAAGCCAACCTGCTGTCGTTGATGCTTCGACAGCTGACGAGAAGTCGGTCGTGGTGAATAACGGCGACTGTAACTCAGATGCATGGCCAATAAAGCCTCTTCCAGTGCCAAAATCAACCAAATTTTCGGCACTTGCCACTCTGAAAGTGGGCACTAACACCCCTGTGTCAGTTATTCCTAAAGGAAGCTACACTCTGCTTACTCCTGTCCCGTCTGACGGCTCTTGTGGGTATCATATTATCTGCCAAATCATCAGCCACATGTTGGGGCGCGAGCCTGCTTACGTGAAGTATTCTAGGGACAGAGCACAGTGGATGGACAATTTCAACCTTTTCAAGATAGTTCAGTCAATACGCCTCCCCGTAGGGTTTAACAACTGCCCACACATGAAGTATGTGATACGATTAACCAATGACCATTGGGAAGTCTATCACAACCAGAGTGTGAGGGAAGCTTATTCCCAGGGGTGCGCGAGTGGCTACTGTCTTGAGGTTAAGTGCCCAATCAATGCCATTGAAAATTCTAATTGGCTGGACATCAGTGGCTTGTACAATGAACACCCAAATTTTGATTCCCCCGATGAGTTCGGGAAAGTTGTTCAATCATTGGCTGCTCATTTCATTGACCAAGGCGACGAGAAAGTTCCCAAAATCAGAGCCAAGACCTTGCTAGACATCATGAAGAGAGGCCGACAACTGAAAGGTGAAGAAAACCAGCCTCTTCTGCCTCAACCCGCAGAAGAAGAAAAGCCTAAGCCGACGCCCCGACTTCGCAGTCAGGCGTCTGACAAATCAACATCTAGCAGTCAGTCTGCTAATGCAACCATTACAAGTGAAGGCCCCGCTGTTACCAGCGGTGAAGAGATCAAGACTGTTTTGGATGATCTCTTAAATTCTTCCCAACCAAGGGGAAAATTGGCTACCCTGAAAGAGGATATTCAGAAGGGGTTGACTCAAGTAGGAGACCAGGTCTCTCGCTTCCAACCCCATCTCCTGGCTTTTCTGTGCTCACCAAGCTCTCGTGTTTCGATGCCTGTTCTGGTGTTTAGTCACTTCCTTTTGCTCTTGGCTTGTTTCTTTGCATTGGCGCCAAGCATATGGGCCGTACCAATTACGGCCGGAGCCTGGGTTCTGGCAGGAAGACATAGATCTGTGCGCGCCATTACTGCTCTTGTGCTGTGCTTTCTGTGTTTCTCTACTGTCTTTCCAGAGGCTGAGAGTGTTTGCGAATCTGATGGACCTGATTGCCGTGATCGCCTCACCGCTTTGGCTAATCGTTTCCGTGGCGCTGTCGTTCGTTACGTCGGCGCTGGACCGGGAACGTGTATACTGCTATTCGCCCGCTCTCTGTATTACTTTGAATCTGCTGCCAGTATGTTGTATGCTCTTTTATTTATCTTTGACCTGGCTCTGCTCTGCTGCATCCTGTCTCATAATAGGATATGCTTACGCTGCTACGGGTGTTGCATTCGGAAAGCCCCAGAAGAGGTCGTGCTTAAGACTATTCCTCTCAGCCGCATCTCTCGCTCTACGCTTCTGGATATATGTGATAGTTTCTCCAGACCCCCAGTGGACATCATCCTCCAAGCCACTGGGTGGCGCGGCTGCTATACCGGATGCTTCAATCCTGTTGTAGATTCTGCCTCTCCAATTCCTGTTTCCCGGGTCGACCCTAAGAAAATCACCTCAAATACCATCTGCACACTCCCAGTTTGCCCTGCTGAAGCAGTCAAGGCTATTCACGTTCTCCACAACAGAGGACAGCTTGCCTTCGACAGAACGGCTAAAGTGGAGAAAGTCGAAACCCTTCCTTGCAAGAATCCATTCTTCCCATACGACGTGATGTCCAGAAAGATCGTGGTTGTAGACTCAGCCACCTTCGAGTTGTTCACACAGCTTGGACTGGACACATCAATGCTTGTTTTGGGACAGGGTGATTTCTTTGAAGCGATGGGTGTTGCAAGACCCACAAAGCTGGCTGCTGCAGCTCTCCGCGTACGCGGCGGCAAACTTTGCCAGACTGCTTTTGTCACAGCATGGATCATTTTCTTTGTCACTCTTGGTTATTGGCTCCAACTAGCCACACCCTGTGGCTATGGGACCGGTGACCCCTTCTGTAGATCTGCGTATGGATACCTGGTGTCCTACACGCAAGGAGTGTGCTATGACGGATACTGCGCTAGCAGTCTTGGCTATTCTAGGCAGACCCTTTTCATTCCACCCATTCCAGGCACCTTTACTATTGCTGTCATCATCTGTGCAATTGTTGCCGTCAACCTTCTTAGTAAGATGCCTTTTGACTACTTTCTGTCTGCTGTTTTCCTTCTTCTCCCTACTGGCACATATTACACTCTTTGCCGTATTGCAGTTTTTATTTTTGGCATGAACCACGTCTCTTGCTTTACTGTAGCCTCTTGGCTTGCTATAGGCTTGATTCTTGACATTAATGCTTTCTTTGTTTGTGCCGCCGTTGCGGTGCTTGGCTGGATTGTGAGCAACACCGGGTGTTGCGGGCTCGTGACGCCCTATGATATCCATAGGATTGTGAAAACATCAAGAGACGCTGTTAACGTGTACAATGCCCCCGCAGGCACATACCTGCATGCAGTTAAAATGGCCGCCCTGACCAACTCCAACAAGTTCTTCATCGCCTCGAACGCTGGCTACGTTCTTGAAGGCGCTCTGAGGTCCAAGGGCCGCACAGACAATGCGGTCGGTGTTTTCGGTACATCCGTTGGTTCAGGCGGGCTGTTCAACCGCAACGGTAAAACGATTGTGGTAACTGCTAGCCATGTCATTGGAGACCGTAACGAAGGCTACGTTGATCTCGCAGGCATTCGTACACGTGTACAGTTTACCAAGAAGGGAGACTATGCTGAAGGAGAAATTGACGTTCCAGGAACCTACCCTGACTTCAAGCCGGTGACAAATTATGTTGGTAGGGCATATTGGCTGTGTCAAAATGGAGTGGAAACCGGCTTCATTGCCCCAACAGGTTGTGTGGTATTCACCGGACCCGGTGACTCAGGCAGCCCCATCATTACACCAGATGGGTCATTCATTGGTGTTCACACTGGATCTGATGCCAAAGGATGCGGGGCATTCACTACGGCGAGCGGAGAGACAATACACGGTGTTGTCCCCTTGTCGGTGATTGCTCCTCATTACGATGGGGTCTCCACTACTGTGAAACACCTTCCAAAGAATGTTGTGGCGGACGTCACGACAGTACCACACTCCCTTGCAAACATCCTGGAAAAGTCCATCAACTTAGAAGGCAGTCTCGGGACAATTCAGCTTCTTGTTGTTGCCATTGTCTTATGGCGCGCGTGCACCACGCCCGCCGCGGTACCCTTTGTAGTTCTTTTCTTTGTGCTCAATGAACTGCTCCCTAAGTCCCTCTTCAGAGGCTGCTACAACTATGTCTTGTTTGCACTTGCTGTCTGTACCAATCTCTCACCTAAAATCTTGCTGATCCGCTTACTCACTGCAGCTCTTAACCGTAACATTTGGTCCCTCATTCTTCACATTGGCTTTGCTGCGATTGCTATCATCAATGACACTCTCATCCTCGGTAACTACCAATTGGCCATTCAACAATGCTCCTTTTATGTTGTTGGAATCAATCATGAGACCCATATCTCTCTGGCTATCGGAGCTATCCTTGTGGTTTCTAGCATCATACTTGAAATCTTTGGTCACCCCGAACTTGGCAACTTACTTTCTGGATCAGGCTACTTTGATGCTACTTTCTTTATGAGATATGTCAATGAAGGGATCAGGACTGGTGTATCCACAGGCATTGGGAAAGAAGGCTTGACAGCAGCGTTGGCCACGACGCTGACTGAAGAAGAACTCGGCTTCCTCACAGCCATCATGCCGATCAAAGCCTTCACGTCCTCTATGAATCTGCAGAACGCGCTCAAAGATTACGCCATCTCACAAAAGGCCAAGAATCTGCAGAATGCATTGAGGTCTGTGCATGCCCTTGCCAGTGGACAACAAGCATTGGCTAAGCTATCTGACTTCATCACAAACACAAAACAGACCGCCAGCGTGGGCGAAATGGTGGTCCACCTGGGCAACCCATCAGGTCCAGTCTTTCAAACCTTTGTTGGCGACAAAGAGTTCGTCGCGGAACCCATTGTCACGCAGATAGTGGCTGGTACGTCATGCACTTTGGCGCGCCTTGTCGCTGTCGCAGAAGGTGGACTTGTCACTGACGGAAAGTACCTGAAACACAATGGTAAGGTTTTGGCCGATCATCCTGGTTTCGTGGTCGAGAACGACGCCCGAGGCGCCCGTGAAACGCGGGACCGAGACCAGAAATTGGCTGAATCCAAGCTTGTGGATACGGTGACTGTCCGTGGTGTCAAGTATGACAAAATGTGGGATACTGTGACCGGTGACACCTACTATGTTTTGCATGAAAGCGCCCCAAGGCCTACCATAACACCAGAGGCCTTAGCCGACGCGCAACAAGAAATTGTCCATGCAGCCCAGGTTCTCAACCAATCTGTTGATGTGTCAGATGTTGAAAAGAAGAAACTCCTTACAATCATCTCCAAACTCCAAAAGCTCACCACTACCCAGGCTTTAAACTCCTAACCGCCTCGGGGTTGACTAGCGACGACCGAGGCGGGCTAGTAATCTTGCCTGATAGGGCTAAATTTATTACTCATCACTCCCACACTCGGGCGTGGGGTGATATAGACTTCAAAATTGTTTCCCCCCAAGAATTCGACCGCACCCAAAGGCTAAGCAAGTCACCTCAGCCTTGTGTTGCTGAATTGAGCGATGGCAACAAGGTCATCATCAGACGCCATCCGCCCTCACTAGTAGATGTCATTTGTAAGGGGCTCGACGCCGTTCGTCAACCAGCGGTGCACGGGCCAGGAGATACTGGCATCGATGGATACCTATGGGATTTTGCTACACCTCATTCAAAGGAAGCCACCTTCCTTAGCCAGCAAATCATTACTGCATGCGAGTATCGGCGAGGCGATGCCCCGAACTCGCTATATCCCATACACCCTGTGAGGGGAGACCCTTACCGAGAGGGTTCCATGCTCTGCAACACTAGATTTGGGGACATCAAAACTACCACAATTGCTGACTCCAAAGATCCTTGGCTATTGACCACTGCTGTGAATGACAAAGGGTATAAGGTTATGAGTGGTGATAAATATGTTGCCAACACCCTTCCATTTGGTGCTGAAGTCTATGTTCCAACCATACCCACCACAGTATTAGACTATCTAGATTCTCGGCCAGACTGCCCCACCTACTTCACCCGGCACGGTGTAGAGGAGGCAGCTCTCCAGGATCTAGCCAAGTTTGATCTTTCCACACAAGGATTTGTCTTTCCAGAGACCCTTAAAATTGTTAGGGACTACCTCATCAGAGTCGTTGGGTACCAACCAGCCATCTACAAGCCATCCAACATTCCTAGCAATGACTCTCATGCCGGAGTAAACGGCATCAAATTTTCCACTAAGACCTATCAATCAATCCCTAACATAGACCAACTGTGCGATCGCATAGTTGCGGAGGTTTGGCAGTCCGTGACTCCAGTCACGCTGAAGAAACAATATTGCTCCAAACAAAAGACTAGGACAATCTTGGGCACAAACGGGCTAATCGCACTAGCCATTCGTGCCAAGCTCAGTGGCGTCACCAAGGCTTTCCAACTAGCCGGTGAAGGATCTCCAATTTGTCTCGGCAAGTCCAAATTCAAGCGCATGGATATTAAATTAGGGTCCAAATGCCTAGAGACTGATTTGGCAAGCTGTGACCGGTCGACACCAGGTATAATACGCTGGTTCACCGCCAACCTGCTGTGCGAGCTGGGATGCTGCCCAGAGATCCTACCACTGTATGTAGCAAATTGTTGTCATGACTTACTTGTAACTCAGACCACTGCCATAACTAAGAGAGGAGGATTATCATCAGGTGATCCAGTCACTTCCACATCCAACACAATTTACTCTCTTGCTCTGTATGTTCAACACATGATTTTGTCAGCACTCAAAGAAGGCCACCCTCTTTCTATGAAATTTCTCCAGGGCAAGCTCAAATTTGAGGACCTCCTAGAGGTTCAACCTTTCATTGTTTACTCTGACGACCTTGTGTTGTTGGAAGAGAACCCAGACCTCCCTAACTTTAAGTACTGGACTGAACATCTTTCACTTATGCTTGGGTTCAAGGTGGATGAAAAGAAAACTGTGATCACATCAGACCCCGGGTTCCTCGGTTGCCATATCGTTGATGGTTGGCTCGTGTCTCAGCGCGATCGAGTGCTTGCCGCTCTCGCCTATCACATGAACGCCAAAGACTGTCAAGGGTATTACCAGAATGCTGTTGCAATCTTGAGTGACGCCTCGGCGATGTCTGTGCACGATGCTGAATGGTTTGAAGAACTTGTACTAGGACTCCATGATTGTGCCACTAAAGATGGATACACCTTCCCAGGTCCACCCTATTTTCTTGACTTCTTCCAAAGAGTTTCAGGGTACACGCCCGAGGCAGCCAAACCTTGTGGCGTCTGTGGATCCACCTCAAGCACCGTATCGTCATGCGGCTTGAGACTATGTGACTTGTGCAGTCACAGGCATGACCATTGCCCCGTTCCATCACCATTCTGCAAACACATTGTTGGCTCCAAAACTTGCACTCAGTGCTCTATTGATGTGGTTCCAGGCAAGACCGAGTTTGATGAGCTTTTGCGTGAAGACGAATATCAACCTCCCTACATCGTCTCGGTTGAGGTTAAGGATCATTACACAAACGCCGAGCCAGGGCGTTATGTCTTCAGAAAAGCCTTCTACATGCTCAAGAAAGATAAGCAAGGGTGCTACCTCCCCCTCCCCGACGGAGTGTACCCCATGAAGAAGATGCCAACCACCTGTAACGACATCAATATACCTGTTGCAGTCTCCAATGCAAAGAACTCCAAATTCGTAATTGGCCCTCCAGGAGCAGGTAAAACAACTTATATCCGTTCCCTCCTCGGGGATGACGACGTTGTTTACTGTCCCACACACTGCTCCTTGCAAGCCTACACCAAGGCAGTTGAACGGGCGCGCTTCACGATCCCGCCTGGCCAAGACTCCTCTGCCTATGGTGTTCCTTCAGATTCAGGGCCCCGCCTGGTTCTTATTTCGATGGGTTACCAGCCCGGGCGCAATCATTATGTTGATGAGGCTTGCTATGCAAATCCATTTGATTTTCTACGGCTGCTCTCACGTACAGTCGTGACTTGCATCGGAGACCCTGCACAATTGGCTCCAGTCAAATTCCAAAAACCCATCTACCTCTTCCATTATATGAAGCAAGAACACCTGTCTAAGATATATAGATTTGGCCAGAACATCTGTGATGCTATCCAACCTTTCTACAAATTCAAACTCAATTCTGTCAAGTCTGAACCCACAGATGTGATCTATCAGTCTAAATTTCAACCTAGAGGGTTAGTCATCACACCGTTCCACAAGGACAGAACGGATGACTGTAAGACAATAGACAGTGTTCAGGGGATTACTGCTGATATTGTGACTCTGTACTTGCCCACACCCAAGTCCTTGACGGCAAGACGCGCGTTAGTCGCCATCTCACGCGCCAAACACAGACTCTACATCTATGATCCACATCAGCAAATTGAACAATTCTTTAATTTACCACCACTACATACACAAATTTTGCCAGTCGCCACCGTGAAACAAGGCGCGGTCGAGGTCCACCTCAACGATGATACTGTGGTCCCAGCCATCAGCGTACCAGGCATGCTGGTCAGAGCTGCTCCAGGTAGCTCCGCTGACAGAGCGCTGTTAGAACAAAGTCCACTTATCGTCGATTTTGAGAGAAGTCAGATCTCCCCCTTACCACGTGTTGGCCACAATCTTGGATATTACTACTCACCTGACTTGACTAAGTTCCTTCCCATCCCTCGAGAGCTCTGCCCTCATTGGCCGGTCATCACTGCTGAGAACAACGAAGCATGGTCTGATCGCCTGGTTGTTAGCATCTCGCGCATCCACCCGTTGAGCGTCCCTGCAGTGAATGCTGGTTACTATATCGGCAACTCACTGTTTGTGGGCGTTCCTCGCGTCGCGAGTTACTATCTGACCAGGTATGTCGACGGGTCAGTTGTTGAAATCGCTCCATCGATTTACTCGACTGGACGGTTTGAGGCCAATTTGAGGGAATACCTTGATGATGAAGAAAGACAGTTCGCCAATAGGCATCAACATGCCTTCATTGGCGACACAAAAGGAACAACTGTTGGTGGATGCCATCACATCACATCCAGGTACTTGCCAAGGGACATTCCTGCTGATGCGGTAGTCAAAATCGGTGTGTCAAAACCTGGTGCGGCCGCGAAGGCATGCTGCACTATCACCGATGTCTATCTTCCAGTATTGGAACCCTACAGCACTCCACCAACAACCAGCAAGGTGTACAAAATTAATGTTGACAACAAACCCTGTCGACTCATGGTTTGGGCAAATGCGACGATGTATTTCCAAGAACACCTGGATTTGACGGCTCTCTACGACGCCTCAAGATTCATCCAGGCCTCCAATTCGGCCGTCGTGACGTTGCATCCTGCCAGCCTCCCATGTAAAATAAACCGGGCGATCACCACCGATCCTGATCTGCCCACCACAATTGGCATTACACCTTGGGAATCAAATTCCGACCTGCTGGTGAGCCTCGCAGGTCCTGATTCAGAATTTACGAGGCATTTCAGACTCATCAAGTGTATCAAATACATCCAGAGGGACTTCTTAGGTACAGTGTATTCAAATTTGTATGTATATGTGAAATCTAATCAATCAAACACCCTCACTGAGCAAGCGCGCATCCTGCGCAATGCTCCAATCTTTTCACCTGTCAAAACATCTCCAATTTTCCACTTCAACACCACACCCTGTGGCTGTCCATGGCGAGTTTCTGTAGGCTCCTTTTCTCACTGTTGCTGTTCCAGCGAACCCATGCCATCTTCTTTGATTTGTGGAGACCAGTGTACACGTATGTGCATGGAGGAGAACGAGAGTTGAATGTAGCCTACCTGAAACTTATGAAGTTTTGCACAAGAAACATAGCCCCATGGTCCAAGCATCCGTTTGGTATAATTGACAGGGAAGCCTTCCACAAGGCTTACACGGAGTGGAACAATCGGATCTACCATGGACTCACATCATTGACAATGCACCACCACTTTGGAGTGAAGAACGGGGACTACTGGTCACACTGGTATGTCAACCCGGCGTGTGAGTCGCTGCCAAGCGACGAAAACAAATTAGAGCAGTCACTCCCAATTGGCTTTGTTAAAATGCTGAGACTATATGGCTACAGAGAGTCAATGATCTGTAAAGATGTTGCAGGAATAATCAAGCATTTGGCACATTTTAAGGGGTTAGAGTTCAATCTAACAGATGACACCTACACGGTGGACTTTCATGTGAAACCAGTACACAAATCATGGGACCCCCTCTACTTTACTACACTGTACCATGCATCTGCTTTCTCTACTTGTTTCACCCCTGTAGTGCTAACAATCATACTTCTAATCAAACATCCCAAGCTTTTTGCTTTCTTCTTCCGGCTGTAAAGACTAACAACTTTTCCCTGCAACTTACTGCAATGTATTGCAACCAAGAAGGTGATATTACACTTGAATACGACCAGGATCGCAGAGGAGATGATACTTGTGAAGAGTACACCTTTAAACCTAAGGGTTCTACTAACTCCCACTGGGGAGGGTTCTTACACAAGCTTACTACCACCTTCAATCTCTCCTTGGATGCGCATCCTAGTCACGTGTTTGTAGGCATTCTCCTATCTTACACTCTCACATTCTATCCGGAAGTCTTCAACTTTACAACTGACCACAAGAGAGCATTCAACATCACTCAAAATGGCACTTCATGGCGGTTCTGTGTGAATCAGACCACTGATCTCCCTGTTACTAATAGGAGCCTCGAGAGTTCACTCATGTCAGAGTTTGGACCAGGATGGGACGTGTACACTCTCGAGTTATTGCGACCCTTCTTACTCTCTCTCTTGCTTATTGGCATTGCAGAAATGTAATCGCCGATGAGCACTGTATAAACTGCCATGGTCATAACACCACCAAGCTGAGAGAAGTTGCGGTTTTGCAAAAGGACCAGCCAATTGTGCTATATGGAGATGATTGTTGGAACAAAATGCCTTTGGGAAAGGTGAAGAGCATTGTCGAGGAAGTCACGGTACGCCCTGAGGGACTCGATGAAGCTTTTACCGTCATCTCATTCGCATCATGTTTGGCTAGGGCCATCCACCTACGCCAAAACAATGTGTCAGTTACTTTCATCGTGGATGTTTCTGAGCAACTTTTCATGTGCTACAACTTTACTGCTCTACCTACTGATATTAACACTATCCAGAAACCTTGGTTTATTCATGCAGGGGCCTTAAGGTGGGGCACGGTGATCTGTGGCATCTACGCCGTGATCCGTGCTATGCATTATGGGTAATATCTTAGCATCTGTCTGGACTGCCTTCCAACATGCTATCCATGAGCTGCTTATATCTATCTTTGACTTACTCATTTATCTTGCTCTCATCTTACTCACCATGTGTGTCGGGAAACTCCTTGGCTTGGTTCTCAAAACTATATTTAGGGGGGGAAGCGCAATTGTCAACACTAAACCCAAACGCGCTTTACAGTCTGCTTTCACACCATTGCCATCATCATATCATAAGCTACCCTGAACATCCACTGGGTATGATATACGCAGACACACTGTCTCGCCTCCAGGCTGACTTGGCAACAAGACACCTACGTGCTCATCCCGTTGACCTCGCGGTTAATGGGATTCGAGAACACTTCCATTATCGAGACCAGTGCTCTCATCTCACAGATGATCCCCAAAAAGCCATGACCCCGATACTCAAGTCATTAGATCATAAGCTCACCTTTCTTTTCCAACGAGCCTGCCAGGAACTGATGGCAGTCAGATACTACATAGCCTCAAACCAAACTCACCACCTTGGATCTCCATGGAGAACCATCATGTATGTAGAGCTGCACTCTGCAGCTGGCTTTTGTGTTTTCTGTTCTGCTTTGTCTCTGGTAATCATTCTACAATCTGTTTTCCCGTGCCTCACCACTATATGGTAGTACACATCAATAATACACTCACCACCTGTTCAGCCTTCGGCTGGAACCAGTACCCTCAAACGGTGGGTGTTTGTGGGCACGAGAGTAGAGGTACCTTCAATATAGGACAACTTCCTGGGACACACAGTGGCAATGAATCCTCCTCTGACAGTGTAGAATTCCAATTGGACACAAATTTTGACTTAAGACTCTTAGTGTATGGCCTAACACACCTTCAACATTATCCATCACTCTTCAACTCTAGTACGGCCATTATTGCCTACCATAACACCAGCATATGTTTCACCAACGGTGATGTAGATGTAGGTGAAGAGGAGCTTTCAGAAGAAGGCGAAGATGAAGATCATAACTCCACAAACCAAACTGTTCCATGGCCAACCTTGAGGGAATTTACATATGCCTTCTCATCGCCGCTGTTCGCACCGGCGATTCTACTAGCTCTACCACTACTGCTAGTTCAACTATAACTTCCACCACCATGCCTGGTGTCACAGCTGACAAGAAACTCAAATGCTACCCCTGCTATCATAACAACAGTCTCTCCATAAACCACAAAACACATGGAGATTTGAGTGCTTACACGTCGTCGTGCGGTGCACACGTACTCGCTGGAATACAAAGTCTCAGCACACATACTACCATCAATTTCTCTGACGTGTACTCAGCAATAGCACTGACTGATTGTATACTTGCAGCTATACACCTGGCAGCCAAAAATCAAACAGCACATTTCACAGGTAACAACACCTCCATCCAATTGTGTGTCTCCACCTTACCTGTTCACTATAGAGACTTTCATCATTTCACCCCCGGTGGCGCTCGCTTCGCAGCTGCCATCGTAGTGCTGTTAGTGTACCTCAGCTCTAGGCGACGTAAGCGAACGTGATGCTAAAAGAGCTGGGGGAATTTGCAGACAAATGGTTCATAAACCTCTGCTATGTCTACCTTCTTATTGTTAGTCTCTATCTTGCTTGGGCTATCATGCGTCGACAGCAACACCAACGGGACGCCTTTCTTAACTCCCAAAGAATTCACCTCTCAGCTGTTGGGAATGATTGTTAGCCCTTCATACATTGTAAATATATCTATTTGTGGTGCCTTAGATATTCAAAATTCTACTCTATATTATAATAATAGCAAAACTGTTAATGTAAGTAATACAACAGCTAGGTTAAGTAATTTTCATATGTATTACAATGGGTCACTTAGGAACTATAGCAAAATTATTTTAGAGACATATTTAGCTTATCCTCTGCTAACTCATCTCTTGTCTTACTTTATGGCTACCACAGCAGCCTTCCTGGACTTCGCGTTCTTCGGGGGGCTCGCACTTTCTGCATATCATTTTGTTTCACCAGCCTTTCTCCTCTACCTCCCACTAGCGCTCATCTTCCTAGTGGTATTTCTAAAGAGGTTGATTGTCAATATCATGAGTTGTCGCTATGCCTGGACTCGTCATACCAACTATATATTGGACAATCATGGACGCATATTCGTCAACCACGACGACGTGCTGATAGAGGACAAGGGAAAGATCAAACTTGGCAACCAAGGGGTTGAGGCTGCCAAAGTCATCCTCGGTGGAAGAGAGGCCACTACACTCCGCAAGGCTTGCGTCGAGGAGTGGTCATGGTGAACACAATATGCATGGACCCCGGCTATACAACGCTGGCATTTACCGCGGGTCCGATCATTATAGCTTGTCTTAGATTATTTAGGCCAGCTCTGCGGGGCATTGCTTGTCTCATTGCAGCTTCAGTCTTAGCATATGCCGCAACCGCATTTTCTGAACATTCCCTCGCTACCATAGTAACAATAGCTTTCAGCATTGCATACCTGGGTTTTAAATTTTGTGAGTGGGTTGTCATCAGATGCCGTATGTGTCGACACGGTCGGCGATACATTACGGCCCCTGCCTCTTTCATTGAGTCCTCATTCGGTCGTCATGCGATACCACACTCCAGCGTAGCTGTGGTCAGTCGCCGTCCGGGCTCCACGATGGTCAATGGGCGCCTCGTCCCGGACGTGAAGAAAATAATGTTAGCTGGCAGGGTTGCCGCCAAGAAGGGGTTAGTAAACCTAAGGAAGTATGGCTGGCAAACCAAACAATAAACCCGCAGGCAGAGGAAGAGCAACTTCCCGAAGACCTCGACGGAACCAATCAAATACAAATAATAATCAGCAAAGAAGAAAATCATCAGGCACGGCGCGAACGCGCACCAACCACTATGTCTTTGCTCAAGCCAATGACCTGCGACTCAAATTAGGGCCTCAACACGCAGGTGAAATTCGAGCGCTGATCCTTAAGCTGTTTGACAACGGCGGAGGCGATCTCGACTTTTCAAATGGCTATATAACTTATTCTTGTAATTTGGCTGCATATGGTTCCTTGCTAAAAGCACTCGAGCGTCTGACTTCCTCTTGACATCCTAGACCAATCACCCAGTGCATGTCGGTGCTTACTGTCGTCTACTCGGAGTCTGTAAAGCCAACAACCGTAGCCGGCAGTGAGCACCGACATGCACTGGGTGATTGGTCTAGGATGTCAAGAGGAAGTCAGACGCTCGAGTGCTTTTAGCAAGGAACCATATGCAGCCAAATTACAAGAATAAGTTATATAGCCATTTGAA